CTCGTACCAACTGATAACCAGTTTGAGTTATCGTTATCTATCCAGTTATGCAAACTACGTGCTGTACCAATATAAGTGTTAGCCGAATAGCGAGTCCACCCACCTATTTTTTCAGGGTTACCAGAACGAAAACGTACTTTGTCACAATGATACCAACCGTTTTCATTTCCATAATTGGTCGATTCCTTATTAATCCCTGGAACCAGTTGCATTTTCTTTAATGGCATAAAACTATCCTATCATTGTATTAGCAACAGCTTCTGCTTTTGCTGAACGGTTCAACCATCCTTTTCCATAAGTTGGGAACCCACGACATTCTTTATAGAAGGAATCTTTAACTTGTGTGAACTTAATTATAAGTTCTTTTTGTGGAGTGTGTTTAATCGCGTATGCAGTTTTAGGCCCGATGTTTCCATCAGTATCTACACCAAGAGCTTCTTGTAGCGTTTTAATCGCTCTGCCGGGGCCTGCATTGATAGCAAAGTCTAACATAAGAAAGTCTAAACCTGTAGGTAAATCATCACCGTGAACAACGTCCCAATACTTTTTACGGTATAGCCTCTCAACACCTTCACGTCTAAGGTTGCGCATGTCTTCTTTACTAACAGGATGCCCAACCCATTCTTCCCAAACAGCTTGTGTAATACCTAAGTTAGTAGACCCAGATCGACCATCAGAAAGACCGTTACCTGAATCTTTAAAATCGTCTTGGTAACCACCTTCAGACTCAAAGATATGTTTCAAAGCTGTTGAGAAGTTGATTTCCATTTATCGAAGCTCAGACCAATGCGAAACAACCCCACCGACCATACCATAACTTGAACCTGGAGGTACTATAAAAGAAACAGTTTCTTCTCTAGAATCAGTTGAGGAATTTATAATTCCAACAATAACGGAGTCACACATTACAGAAGCAGCGCCACTTGTTGAACGACCAATAATCACGACAAATATAGGTTTTCCAGTAAGGTTTGTATACTCATTTCCAGAAGGGCCATGGTCTCTTGTAGGATTTTGCCAAGTTTGTCCCCAACCCAAATCTGCTAATTTGACAAAAGCTGTGGTGGCTATTGTTGTATTATTCGTAGCAACTGCTTTTGTTACAGCTGTAGTTTGCGGATACCCACCGTGATAGACAGGGTGAGATTCTGCACCAGCGCTAAAACCACCAACTTTTAATAGATTATCTGTATCAAGCCCAAAATTAACACCATATACACCTACTCGCCAGAACGTCATCATAGCCGCGTTTGTAGTTGAACCCATTACTGATGGCCCACCCACGGTTGTGTAGGCTATTGGTTGTTCCGCTACTGAGTAACCTAAAGTGCCAGCTATTCCCGTGACATTTCCTGCACTTTCAGCGTAATAGGGTGTTATCTGTTCAAAATCACTACCGTTAAAATATAATAAGGCTGTTTTACCATTGGGTATAGATATTCCTGTACTAACACTTGTTTTAAATTGAACAGCAAATGCACCTGTGGTACTGTTTTTAACTATATATATTTTAGGTACAGCAGGGGCGATCACGTTTCTTGTGGCTGTTAGAGCGCCAGTTAAATTTATAACCGCGCTTCGAGCTTGATCTGCAGTCCAAGGGAACGCTGTTAATGTTGTATCTGCAACATTAGATACTGGAACACTCACATATCCACAAATAGCTTGCTCTAGCACTGTGCCAAGATTTACATTAGTTGCACTGCCCCAAGTACCTGCTTGCTCCCCAGACCCAATTAGCTCTAATCGTAGTGATGTTGAAGGTTGACTTGACATTGTTATTCCTTAGTTATAGGGTTCTAACCCAGAGTGTAGCGATTTCAATGGCGCAGTTTAATAGCACGGTACTTACCTCACTAGAAATAATACGCAGGTCTTCGTACACAGCCGCACGTTTCTCAGGGCCTGTGAGTTTAGTGTCACCATTAATAGAAGACACAAGTCTACGTACGTCTACCCATAACTTTCCACCTAAAATTACCCTAGCTGCGTTACTAATTACTATCGCTTTTATATTCATACGTTTCTACCTTACAATCAACTATTATTTGCCCACCATCAAAGGTGGGAGTATTCCAACCAATCTGTTCTATGGCAGCTGGGGATAGACTACACTTTTTTACTGAGCAACTTATCAGGAGATAACACCCCAACACTACCAGCGAGACACATACCCAGTGCGATAATCGCCTCAGCTTGCTCACCTTTAAACGCAACCAAACCAAAACTTGTTAGTACCCATATTGCTGATCTCCAAGTGGATGGTTCTTGTAAACGTGCTAACATAAAATCTTTCATAATTATATCTTATTTTATTGGTTGTTATCTATATTTTGCCAAGTTGAGTTTGCGTAATGCTTCAAGTGTTTGTTCTGAGAAAGTTTCCATAGTTTTTCCTTTGGTTATTTAACTACCCAAGCACCAGATTCTCTGACATAAAGTTTTCCAGTATCTGTCCTTAAACATAATGAGCCATTTGGACAAGCTTGAGTTGGGGCAAAAGGCAATACTAACAAATCAACATTACCTAATGACATAACAAAGTTAGGTTCTGAGGTTAATGTACTAACCGCCACCCCTAAAATTCCAAAACGACTATTTCCTTGTACTGTACGATTAGCTAATGAAGCCCCATCTCCAAACGCAATATAATTACCATATATATCGACGGCTGGATGCGTATCAGTGTCTTTTTTTAACGATAAACATCGTTGACCAACAGGCATTGATATTTGTTTTTTGCTTCTACTAACATCTGTAAATAAATCAGACTGCGTTAAAGATCCTCCACCTTGATTGGCAAAATAATTAGTTACATTACCTAAACTTGGAAAAAAACTACCAAAAACTGTAGCCGTATCAGATAAATAAAAAGCATTTAAGTGATTTTCAAAAACATGAGTACCATTTAAAATTGCAGATGTACCTGACCTTAGTTCTACCGCAGAGGTATACGCAGGCCATCCGCTCCAAGTTATATTATCAAACTCTAAATAATAACTTGTGTTGCTACCATCTTTAGCCATTACAACCATTGATTTTTGAGATGTTAATTCCCCACCTATCGCTATATCGCACCCATAAAAACCGTTATATATTCCAGCACCGTGATAAATAATTCCTAATCCAGTGTCTGCGCTAACTCCTCCAACACCATCCCAACCAAGTCTTTCAATAACAGAACTGTAAAACCGATTACCACTTGGGATTGAAAACCCTCCAATAGGTGAAGTACCGCTTTGCAAAAACTTTATATTCCATTCGCCAGCTTTACTAATTTCTGATCCAAAAAACCGATTATTACCTGCGCCATAATCAAAAATTATATTGGTTTTTAAATTGTCTTGAGAATTAACATTATTAAATGTACAGTTTTGAGCACCGTTTATAACAATACCATTAGTATTAGAATTTCTTACATCTATATCAACAAACAATCTTTCAACGGCAACTTCTAACAATAACAAGTTTGTGCCTATATTATTTCCTAATAAACTAAATCCTCCGCATGAAGGCCCTCTATTATCAGATCCTACTGAGGTTCTAAATGCTATTCGACCATTTATCCCATTTGATTTTATAATTGTTGCTAATATACCCTCTCCTTTTATTCCAACATTTGAGGGTATATTTATTTCTAAACTAATTAAAAAGGTTCCAGAAGAAAAATTTAGAGCTCCTCCACCAATAGTAACTAAATATGTTATAGCCGCTTGTATAGCCGCAGTGTCATCCGTAACACCATCACCTACAGCACCAAAGTCTTTAACTGATACCGTTTCTTTGAGTTTAGCGCCAATAGTGCGTAAAACTGCACCTGTACCAGATTGTATTGTACCAACCAAAGTAGCGCCTGTTGTTGCGGCTAAACTTGTTGTGTCAACAACAGCAGTAAAATTATCGTCTAACTGCGATAATGGTATAGTGCCAGCTGCATTTTTAAAAATATATGGAACGGTCATAAGTTTCCTATTGAAATGTATTTATCGGTTGCCAAGAGAAAGGGTTGCCCCATAAAACAATGTTTTCAGAATCATTTGTCCAACCGATGGTTTGATTATTAGCATTGACCCAATTTCTATCAAATAACCCTAATGTATTATTATCTATTGTAACCCAATTTGGTGTTTGAATAGCAGTCCCCCAATAAACAAGTTCACCATTATTGTTTATCCAACTAACAGGCGAACCTGATACATTCGTCCATATTATATTTGTAAGTAATGAGTTCCAACTAGTTGTTTGTACATTATTAACAGGGTGCCAGCCGCGTAGTATGAACTCTAAATCTGCGGGTTTACCAGTGTAAGTGTAACTACCTTTTGATGCTATTAATTTTTTACCTAAACTAAAACCAGCGTTTACACCCGTGTAGGAGTACGCACCAGCATTGGCTGGTAGGTTCCTTCCTTTTATTACTGTAGCGCTAACACCCGTATAAGAATACGCACCAGCAACAGCCGTTAAAACCTTTCCTTTTGTTAATTGCGCGCTAACACCTATGTAGACATACGCTCCAGCGTTAGCTGGTAGTTTTCTTCCTTTTATTAATGCAGTGTTTACACCTGTGTAAGAGTACGCACCAGCATTAGTTGTTAATTTTTTGTTTAGGGTAAAACTAGCGGTTACACCAGTATAACTATATACACCCGCATTGGCTGTTAAATTATATGAAGTGTTACCAGCCTCGGCAATACCAGCAAACGGTACACCACTAAAAGGGCTTTCAGAAAACATTAAACGTCAACCGCTCCAGTAAATTCTGGTAGCGTTTTTAAATAGATATATAAATCAGCAATAACTTGTTGGTTGTATGGTATTGAGTACATCCTCTGAGCCATGCGCTCCTTTCCACCATCCCTTGCCGCTAAGTCTGCCCAAATCAAAACTTCAAAATTAAGTGTAGCTTTATCACCCCGATAGGTGCTAACTTTTGCATAAGCGGTTAGTAAGTTAATTCCATATTCTGTGTCATACACTATTTGTAGTGCCATTTTTAAACTCCCACTTCTGTTGTATCAATCGTTGAGTGCCATAATGTGGCCCCTGATGCCGCAGTGTCTGTTACCGTTATAGATATTCCAAGCCCTGCAACAACGGCAATGGTTATGTTTGCAACTGTTGCCAACACTAATGTACCCGATGCCCCCAACAATGTTTTTGTTGGTGTTCCAATTATTGATACAGTACCCGTTGTATTTACAAACATGCCTGATATTTCAAAACCTGCATAACCCGTAGCAATAGTGTCTTTTGCAATAATTTGACCTTTAAAAGATTTTATTGAATTTGTCGGTGCTTTAATTGAATAGGTTGTTAATGAGCTTGGATAATTAAGTTTTACAGATGTTCCTAAACCACCCGATGTTCCCGATAAATTATATAATCCCCTCTGTCCTACTGCTGCTTGACCTGCTGACAATGCGATTTTGAATGGCTCATTTGCTGTTGAGCTTTGGCCTATCGAAATTGAATTATCAGCTAAGGCACTGCCAGACAAGCTCATGCTTTTTATTCCAGACGCTAAACTACCTACTCCAATTGCGACACTATCCGTTCCGCTTGCTGTTGATGTGTATCCGATAGCAACTGCATCTGGAGCGCTCGAGATACAATTAGTGCCGATGCAGACTGAATAACTGCCACCAGATTGATTATATGTACCAATAGCCAGCGAATATGGTCCATTTGCGACTGGTCCAAAACCATCATCATTGTTAGTTGACCCTATACAAACCGAATTTGTGGCGGTGTCTTGATTGCCGTTACCGATGCTGACTATCGACACATCTGTTGATAGCCCATTTCGCAGATTTGAACCGCCAATTCTCACAGACTGAGTTGACGATAGTCCATTTCCGATTCCTAACGATATATCGCCAAGATTTTTTGGCTGTAGTGATAACGGAACGCTGGCTGCTGTTCCTTTCGCTGCCAGAACTAATGAGGTCGATAGGTTTGTTATGTTTAAGTAACTTGTACCTGACGTGCCTGTTAATAATGGCAACCCGCCCTGCGCTAATCCTATAAGTCCAGTAGCAGCATACAGTCCAGTCGTTGTTGCAGATGTAAACGCCAAAGCCGGTGCTGCTGCTGTGCCATTAGGTAAATTAATATTACCTACTAAAGAAAGATTACCTAAATTATCTAAAGCTACAGACTTTTTAGCAGGGTAGGTGCAGATTACAAACGCGCCAGCAGCTACTGTAATTTTAGTTGTACCACCAGCACTTGAGTAAAGTACCGTATCACGACTTAGTGTTGTTCCTGATGCTGTGTAAGTACCGATACCCACTTCTGAATCTGTACCACTTTTGATACGATAGTAGGTTGTGTTGGCGTTACCAATAGCTGCGAAAGATTGAAAGCCTGATACGGCTCCAGCAAGCGTAAGCGTACCTGTACCTGTGGTATTGGTCGTTTCTTGTACGAGATCAGCGAGTATTAAAGCCATAATGTTACGCGCCTACAGTATAGACACCGTTTACAGAATCAAGTGTAACTGTAAAAGTATCACCGTTTACACCATTTAAAGTAACAGCCGCGCCATAGTCCCACCAGCAGATGCACTGAGATTGGGTAGTGTCGTATAAAATAGCGTACTGAAAAGCAGCCATGTTACCTGTTACCGCTGTCCAAGTAGGAGAAGGGACAGAACATACTAATTTATATACCCCTGCTGTTTGTACATGAGATACAATAGTAACTGTAGCTCCACCAGTTGTGTATCCATTACCAGCCGCTATTTCTCCTACAGGTGTTGTGTCTGAAGCCGCTGTTGGTGCAGTGTTTGATAAGACTAACTTGTATGTGTCTGTACCACAATTTCCAGCTTCTAGCATTACGGCTATTGCTTTTTGATACTTGTTATATGTAGCCATTTGTATGTCCTATTATAATGCTTTAAGTGGTATTTTAGCTTGACCTTCACGATAGGAGTCTCCACGTTCCAGGCCTTCGCAAAGACGTTTAAGTTGACCTAGTGCTTCTTGGAACTTCTGCTCATAGTAGCCAACCATATCTTGTTCGCCTTTCATGTAAATGATAGCCTCACGTAATGCTCCATATAGTAGCACAGGATCGTAATTGTCACTCAACCATGTAGTACCTGAAACCGCTGTTGTAATTGACTCAGGGTAGTAATAGTAATGTAACTCAACGCTGTAGTTTGCACTGGGTGTAGGCGCTAAGATTAAAGACAACTCAGATAAGTTAGCAGACTGTGGGCCAAAGATTGCATAGTAACGCGGTAGCCCTGTGAGTGTAGGATTAGGGTACGCCTCACGCATGTAACTAACATCTTTGTCTAACAGATAACTATACTCACCTGTGGTGTTAATAACCGCAACAGAATACACAGACAGAAAATCATCAGGGCAAGACAGATACTTATTAGACGTAGTCGTAACGCCTGTCACATTCTTACGAAGGACTGGTATCTGTACAGAATTGTATACGCGCTGTTCACATTGTTTGATGAAGAGCGGAATATTTGTTACAAACGAAGGCTCGTCTGTCTCTGAAAAGTCTTGTATAGCTTGTACAAGAGATGCGTAATTCATCGGTTACAGTGGCCCACGAGCGGTTTTGCCCTTAGTTGCACAACCATTACCACGAGTTACCACACCAGAAGTCTTAGTCCCAGTTTGCGGATAACCTGAAGAATTAGGCACGGGTACCAATTTAGGGTTAGCATAATCGATCGCTTCTTTAGTATTACTTTGTTTAGCCATTGTTTGTTTCCTCAAAAAGGGATTTAGACTCTAGTTCTTTTATTTGCTTATTAATACTCTCAAACAAAGGTGCGGCTAATTTGAACGGCAATTCTTGCAATGCTTGATTTAAAATTAATAATTGTTGTTCTGTGAATTCTAATGTGTAGTTCATAATTTTATGCTGTGTAGTAAGGGATTTTAATTGAAGTTGCTCCGAGATACGCAATTAAATACCCCAAAGGAGTTGCTGGCAATGCGGATGCTCCACCTGCTGCGCCTACTGTTATAGCTGTAGAATTTCCAATTGATAAAGTAGTGCCAGATGTCCCTGCACTTGTGGTGGCCCTTATATTTCCACCTTGTATATAGCTTGCGCCTATGCAATGGCCAGCGGTATCTATGTTGGATGCAACTAACGCACCAGCGGCATTTATACTAAAAAGATTTGCGGTATTTCCAACTTGGGCGCATCGAATAAAATAACCTGTCGGACTTGTTTCAGTGTTTCTTTCTAAATAAATAGTATCTTGATTATTTTGTAATTGTTTAGCAGTAATAGCAGAACCAATTACGGCAGGTGAGGGTCCAATTGAAATACCTCTAGTCAATCTTCCACCATCCATTAGAATACCGACAGATGAATTTCTGATAACAATTCCAAAATCCCAGTCAACTGTTGTATTAACAGGGCTTCTTGATATATATAGCCCACTATCTGGATTTGAATCCCCAGTACCTGTGATAACGATTCCTCTTACTGTAGCTGTTGAAGAATAACAATTAACATCCATTTCAATACCTTGATATATCCCCCCTGCACCAGGCATCGCTGTCATCACTAAGTTTGAAGCCCATACATTTGACGATGGATCAGGACTACTTCCTTTTACCCCGCCATATATACCAACACTTTGCCCAACATAACTTTGGTTTTGTATCATCTCGACACTGAGAGATGCAATACCACCGTATATCGTGCCATTATATGGTGACGGTTCTAGTGAACATGAATAAATATAAGGGCCAACGGCTAGTTGTCCACCATTCGATTGCATCGTTGGAAAATTATAATAACCAGTGCCAGTTCCTGTAAAAGTAGCCGATGGACTAATATCCCAAAAAATAGATTTTAACCCATGATATAAAACATTGATATCACCATCTATTAAATAGTTTCCATCACCTACTAATATTTTTCCACCGGTAGAAGGAGATGCTGCTATAGCTGCGGCAAATGCCGCATAACTATTGGAAACTCCTGTAGGATCAGCTCCAAAATCTGCGACAGACATACTTTCTCTATGCTTTTTTTGAGAAGTTGTTGCAATCGCCCCAGTGGCATTTCTAATATGTCCAACAAGATTAGTACCTGTTGTGGCAGCCAAGTCTGCAATGTTTATTTTTAGAGCAACACTAGATACTGTGGCTTTCTCTGTGTCTAACTCATTAAGTGCACTTGCTACTGTGTTTGCGGATATTGTACCGCTAGGGGTTATGCCAATTAAAGTAGCGCCTAAAGATCCCGCAAGATTGGGAACAGGGATTTTTACAGAACGACTATCTTGAATGCCTAACGAATACTCAGACCCATCATAGGGTGTTACCGCTGTGCTAAGTTCTGATACTTTAATAGAGGTCATGCTTACTCCGCGTTAACTTGTAGGTCATTCTGTGTAAAGACAAAATAACCATCTTGTGTAATTATATCATAACCAGCCAGTGTATCTAACAACAATGAGCCACCGTTTTCTTGTATCAAATAGCCAGCCGGTAATCCCATAGCAGTTATAGCAGGGTTCCCCCACAATATGGAAGGGCTACTATGTACATCAGTCTCAGGGCTGTCTGGCCTTGGTTCTCTGACTGCTTGTGGATCGACAACAGGATACTGGCCTAAACGTAATTGTGGGTGACTAGGTTCCCAGCATCTTGGGCAAACTTTAATGTTCGTTACATTATCTTTAAGTACAATCTTCCTAAGCTTACTCAGCTTAAACCACTCCGCGCACCTATCGCACGCCGCCTGGGTGTACTTACCTGATGAGTATTTAATCGTCACTAGCGGAAGATTCTAGGGGTAGCATGGTAGGATGCCTTTTCTCTGTCCTCTTGGCTTGCGATATCGAAAGCCTCGTCGTACATCGCTTTAAGAGCCATGCTACGGTTTGGGTCAACGCCCGGTAACTTAATAGATAAGTGGAACGCTAAACCTGCAATCAGTGCAGGTAAGAATCTAAACGGTATGTCTTGCGTATTAACCGCATTACCAGCATCTTGGATGCGTCTTAAGCGCCAATAGACAAACGTGTAAGTATTAGAACCATCAGGAATAGGCCATACGTTAATCTGTGGTATTTGAGCTTGTCTGTTTATCCACACTTGCACAGGACGACCCTGAACATTTTTAGCAGGTATAGTAGAATAAGTAGAACTAGATATACGAGATAAGTTAATGTCGATTTGAGAAGTTCCAGTACCAGTACGTACCACTTGGTCAAGTAAATCGATTGTGTCGGGTGGTAAATCATACGTGCCAGCGCCAGTAATTAAAGGGATAGAACCTTGTTCTATAGTCCAGAGATTAATCCCCTTGCTCGCCCACTCTATGGTTAGTAGGTTAAGTGAACGTCTAGCGGTCTTGAAATCATAACCACTACGTGGCTCTAAAGCTCCGCATCGCTCAAAACTTTCTTCGATTATCTCATCAAGTGACAGGTTGAATGTAGCGGTATTAGTTGTTGTCATTTCTTAGCCTGTTTAAACTTAGTGGCTGGGGGAAAGCTTTTATCAACCCCTCCTTTTTTATACAAGTCTACACTATTTGGGTTGTCCTTACGAACAATCTTCTTTGGAATTTTGCTAGGGTTAATGTCACCCATTCCTCTACAGGCTTTCATAATACTACCTTGTTATAGGATTCTTTTGATTACATAATTAGCATATGGGTCTACCCAAAAAGAACCTGATAACAAACCCACAGAACTTGTTGGTAGACCATTTAATAACTGATCAAGTGTGATCTTTTCAGTCGTGCCGTTATGGACAATAGGAATATAGTCTGAGGCAGGGGTTACACCTGTTGAGCTTGGTAGACCAGAGATTTTTACATCAGACATATAGTGTTCCTAATTAGACGTATTTACATTTGGTTTTGCCCTTAGAGACAATACCGTCACCACGGCCTGAAGTCAAACCGCCTTTAGCCATACATTTAGTTGAGCCACCTTTTTTCATCTTTTGCATATCTTCAGGGCGCATTACATCGTTCGCCTCATCAGATATTTTTGATTTAGGTGCTGGTTTAGTAACTGGTTTCGGTTTAGAACGTGGTTGATTAACCATTTGTCTTTGTAGGTCAGCGTTACGCATTTCGTCTTTATTGGCATTTCTCATCAGATCACCTTACACTTAGTTTTGCCTTTAGAGGCAATGCCATCACCACGACCAGTTAAGCCACCGTTAGCGAATTTCTTAGCCGGTTTCTTTTCAGACTCTTCGCCTTTAGCATACTGCATAGGGCTGATCTTTCCAGACTTAATTGCTTTGGCTTCTTTCAATTCTTCGCCAATGGACTCTTTACCTTTGAATAACTTCTTTAGATCGGGTTTACTTTTCATCTCTCCACCTTTATTAAATTTTTTGCCTTTATCGGCAGATACAAATTCTTTACCTACACTTTGAGCTACACCTACGCGCTTAGCCGCTTTTGGATTATGAGCGACCATCTCCATGAAGCGATGTTGTTTAATATTTTTAGAAGGCATAATCTGTTCCTAACACTGCTTTTGCTAAAATTAATACTTCTTCATGGGTTCCGTTGCCTTTAGCTCTATTATATATCCAACAGACTATCTGGCAATTTAACTCAGTATAGCCCATAGCAGGATTTTTTCTATCTATAGAAGCTGCGAAAGCTGAGTATTTTTTACGTACTGCGCTTATATCAAACTCAATCCCTGTAATAGAACAGTATCCGTTAGCTAAAGCTAATTCTACAAACGCCCTAGTTAAATTAAACTCTAGACCCCGTTTTTTAGCTTTGCATTTTGCTCTCATCCATAAAATATAAGCCGCCCTTTTTACAGGCCCCATCTATGGTTTAATAAAATTAAGTATCCATGCAATCAAGCTACCAACGGCAGCACCAAATCCTCCAACCATCATCATCATTTTCCATCCCCCTTGAGCTTCTGCGAGTGTCTTACTAATATCTTGCAGAGTTTTTTTAACCTCAACCATATCTTCAGTCATTCTATCCATATCGGCCTGTAGATGCTTTATATCAGAGCCGTGTTCCGCTAGTTCCCTAGCGGTGCGCACTTCAGGGTCAGTTGCTCGTTGATGTTCCATAACTATCCTTTAGGCGTAGACTACCGTAATACCTAAAGGCACAACAGTTAAAGGCGTATACCAGAACCCATTATCGAACAAAATTCCTTCACCTGGAAGCAACACATTAATTAGATTAGGATTGGTACCGGTATCTAAAATCAACCTATCAACACCCACTGCTGAATTTGCAGATGTTGTTCCATCAGAAAGAGTCACAGTGCCTGCGCCAACGCCTCCAGCGATAACTACGCTTTTAACACG